TCAGTTAATGATCCTACAATTGAATTAGGAGATCCAACAACTCCTGTTACACTGACTGCAGAAGCAGCTGGTGGTCAGGCAGTGGTAGTTGTAGATGCTGTAGATCAACTACAAGTTGGTGACGCAGTTACATCATCAACAGCTGGTATTCCTAATAGCACAGTTATCAATGGTATCAATACTGGAACTAAGGCAGTTACTTTAAGTAATAACCTTTCTCAAACAATGGCAGTTGGTTCTGTTCTTGTTACAGTAAGTGGTGCTGATGATGCATTAGATCGTGGTGTTAAGATCCACTATAATGCTTCTGGAACTAATCAGTTTGGTTTCTTCGGTTATGACCGCACAGGTGGTGCCGATGGAGCTGGTGCATGGACATTTATTGAAAATGCAACAGATAACAACACTGTATTTGGTGTCACAGGCAACCGTGGTACTGTGGTAATTGGTGATCTAGAACTAGATACTGATCTTCAAGTGGAGTTCGGTGGTACTGGTGCAGGAACATGGACTACAAATGGTATTGTTTATGGTAATGGCACTAGTCCAATGCAAGTGACTGCAGCAGCAAACATGGGAGCACCAGGCACAGGTGCTGATGCAACAACTTCCTATCAGGTATTGACAGTAACAGCAGCTGGTGTGCCTGTCTGGACTGACACTATCGACGGTGGAACTTTTTGACACTTAACTAAACATGAACGCACAAATTGTTATTAACACATTACAAAAGAAAATTTCTGAATTGACACTGATAAATGTAATGATGGAAGCACAAATAGCTGACTTACAAAGTCAGTTAAATAGTATGAATACTGAACAACAAACTGAGAATGCTTTAGATGGCAACGAGAATCAAACTAAAGAGATCGACAGTAGCAGCGACGGTCCCGACGACTTCTAATTTAGAAGACGGTGAGGTCGCTCTTAATATAGCGGATAAGAAACTATACGCTAGAAACGGATCGAATATAATAGAGGTAGCAAACCAGAAACCTAACACAGGTGAGGTGGTTACTACCATGCTTTCTACTGACATAACGAATGGTCAGGGAAATACTTTTTATGTTGCTTCAGTAGGTTCAGATAATACAACTCTTGGTAATGGTGGTGCTAATGGTAAGCACCCAGATACACCTTTTCTTACTATCACAAAGGCACTTACAACTGCCACATCAGGTGACACAATTTTAGTTGCACCAGGTGAATATCAAGAAACATTCCCAATGACTGTTGGGGATGGTGTAACATTACGTGGAACAAATTTAAGATCAACATCAGTAAAACCATCATCTGCAACTAACGCTAATACTGCGTTTATACTCTCTGGTGATTGTCACATTTCAGATTTAACTATCAAGGACTTTTTCTATGATAGTAGTAACGACGACGGATATGCATTTGAAGTAGTCTCCAATATGAACTCTACACAGAGTCCATATATTGAGAGATGTACAGTTAATACAAAAGGTAGCGTAACATCTGGTTCAGATCCTTATGGATATGCACAAGGAGATGCAGGACGTGGTGCTAAGTTAGATGGTGCAAATATTGCATCTGCATCACAGCATGGTTCAGTATTGTTCAATGAATGTACCTTTATAACTCCAAACCAGATTGGTGTAAAGGTTACTAATGGTATGCGTGTAGAGTGGTTGAATTGCTTCAACTATTTTGCATCTATCGGTATTCAAGGTATTCAAGGTGCAACTGGTAAATCTGGGTCAGGTAGTACAAGATTAAAACTAGGTGGAACATCAGGAACATTCTCTACATCAGAGGTTGCATATCAGTTAGAAAATAGTTTCCAGTCAGGTGTATATGCTAGATCTGGAAGTACAATTACATTAACAAGAACTGGACATGGTTTAGTAACAGGTGATTACATCTATGCAGATCACATCAGTGGTGGTGCTACAGATGGATTTTATCAAGTCACTTTAGTAGATGCTAATAATGTAACTTACACTAGTGGATCTGGAACTATATCATCCAGTAATGTAACTTACAAAAAAGCAGTTGCACGTGGTGTAGTTGCTAGTAACGATGGAACATACGTATTCATTACTGGTAAAGGAACTGGTGAGTTTGTAACTACAACTAAATCTCCTAAAACTTTAAGTAGATTTGGTGACTCACAGTTAGATACAGCACAAAAGAAATTTGGAACAGCATCAATATTATTAGACGGAACTGAAGATAACGTAAAAGTTCCTACTGACGAAGACTTTGGATTTGGTTCTGCAAACTGGTGTCTAGAAGCATTCATTAGACCAGGCAGTGTTACAGGAACACAAAGAATATTTGACCTTAGAGATGCATCTGCTACAGATACAGCACCTACAATGTATCTTAATGGAACTGCATTGCATTTCGCAGTAGGAAATACATCACATATTAATGGTGGAACTTTGGCAACTGGAACTTGGTATCACGTTGCAGTAGCAAGAAGTAATGGCACAACAAGATTATTTTTAGATGGAACTGAGTTAGGCACATATACAGATGGCAATGACTATGGAACTACAACACCTGTTGTTATTGGTTCTGACTATCAGGCATCTCCAACAGAAGCATTTAACGGATATGTAGATGAAGTAAGAATCAGTAAAGGTGCTGCTCGTTTTACTGCAGGATTTACCCCTACAACAAGCGAATACGGTTCTGACTTGAATACAGTGCTATTGCTCCATGCAAACGGTACAAGCGGTTCTACGACCTTTACAGACGTCTCTGGTGGAACATCTGATATTAGATCTAGCGGTGGTGATTCTGCTTCATCTGTTATCACTGCTGACTACTCAGCATTCGGTGCTGAAGTTCGCTCAGTTGCATCTGCATGTGTATATGGACAGAAGGGCGTACAGGCAGATGGTTCTGGTGTAAAACTTATTCTTACATCACATAACTTCGGTTATGTTGGAGCTGGTGCAGACTTTACGAATGATCCATCATTAGCAATTCAGAATAACGAAGTAGAAGAACTCAATAGTGGTAAAGTATTGTTCTCTTCCACAGACCAAAATGGTGACTTCAGAGTTGGTGATGCATTTACTGTTGATGTATCTACTGGTAATGTATCTTTCCAAGCAACATCAACAGCTCAGTCAGCTGCAAACATCACATTAAGTGATGCAACTGGAACGACTAATATATTCCCTGCATATATTGAGACAGGTAACTTAAGATTTTCGGGTAACAGTATGACCTCTACCACAGGTCAGGTAATCGTTGACCCCTCTGGTGAAGAAGACTTTGTTGTTAATGCTGAAACAATTGTAAAAGAAGCAGTTTATTTTGATGTTAATAAGTCAATATCATTTGGTAGTAATGTTCAAGGTGCTCTAAAAATTGCAGGATTTGGTGGATCTACAGTATTTGGATCATCAGAAGCTGCTAACTTCTCTACTAGATCATTCGTTGTTCTTAAGAATGGTTTAGGAACTGTAAATTTAACAGGAGAAGGATCAGGATACACTGGTGGTGCACAACCAGTAGAGGTAACAACCAATCCATTCCAAATAGCAACTGCAACTGCAACTCTTGGAAGTACAGGTGCATTAAAAGAATTTACATTAACAAATAGAGGAAATTTATATACGATTGCTCCTACTGTCACTCTTAGTGGTGGTGGAGTTGTATCAGATGGTGATGCTACTGCAACACTAGGACAAGCGGGTGTTCTACAAAACATCACTATACAGACTGGTGGTACAGGATATTCCACAATCAGTGCAACTGTATCTGCTCCTCAGCAAAACCAATTCACAGGAGATGCAAATTATACAGATGCTGCTAATGCACAACAACCTGTTGTAGATACAACTGCAGATACAATCTACGTTCCAAACCACAGTTTTGAAACTGGTATGGAGATGACATATGATGCCACAACTCTTGATGCTACTGCAGTAGCGGTTGGTGGATTAACAACAGCAACAACTTACTATGCAATTCGTGTAGATAAAGATTTAATAAAAGTTGCAACAAGTTTATCAAATGCAAATGCAGGAACTGCTCAGGCATTATCTGGCACTCCTTCTGGTCAGCAGTTCTTCCAAGGTAGAACTGCAACTGTAACATTTACACACACTGGTGGTGTTATTGATGCTTACACTATTACTGATGCAGGATCTGGATATCAAAATGCTCCTGCAATAACAATAACTGGCGGTAATAATGATGCTGCTGTAGCAGCTGACTTATCATTCTCTGTAGATACAATTGTTGTTGGTAGTGGTGGTGAATATGCATCTAACCCAACTGTAACATTAACAAATGCTGCAGGAGATACAACTGGACAAAATGCTGCTGCTAGTGCAACTATTGGATTTGCAGTTGCTTCAATTTCATTAGACACTCAAGGTTTAGGATATAGAAACATACCTTCGCTAGTTCCATCAGGAGGATCCGCTACAACAGATGCACAATTTACTGCAGTATTGAATGAGCAAGAAGGTAGAATAGCATCAATAACAATCGCAGATGGTGGATCAGGATATACTTCAACTCCAACATTAACTTTCTCAGGTGGTGGTGGAATTGGAGGTACACTACAAGCTGATATTCAATCAGTTGATGGAAATATTACATCTAGCGGATCTGGATATACTGCAGGAACATATAACAACGTTGCTTTTACAGGCGGTAGTCCTACTATAGTTGCAACTGCAGACTTTACAGTTCCTGGTTTTAGTGGAACTATAACAAACGCAGGATCTGGATATACAAGTGGAACTTATACAGTCACCTTTAGAAATACTCCAACTGCAACATATACTGTTACTGTTGCTCAGAGAGATAAATTATCAATCTCAGGAATTACTGGAACATTTGCTGTAGGAAACACTGTAACTGGTTCAGTATCTGGTGCGAGTGCAACAGTTACCTATGTTGCTTCAGACCAATCATTCTTATATGTAACAGCTGGTTCTTCATTCCAAGATGCTCAAACAGATACCATATCAAATGGTAGTGGTGCATCTGCTGTATTAGATACTTTGGGTGGTGGAATTAACAGATATCTTATAGACCTAGGATCGGGAGTACAGGAAGCACCATCATTCACATTCTTAGATAACAACACATATCGTTTTGATACAACTGATACCTCAAACCTTAACCACCCATTAGAAATTACTAGTGTTGTAGGTATAACAACAAGACAATATAGAACACCAGGAACAGCTGGATCATATTTTGAGGTGGTTGTTGGTTCTGCATCTTCTAACTCAACATCAACAACATATACTTGTACCGTTCATGGTATAGGAATGTCTGAGGATTCTGTAATTACCATTGCAGCTGGTGCATTAGGTGATGCGGGTGATCAGATGACTGCAACTGCAGTTGTTACAGGTGGTGCAGTTACCTCTATTACAATCTTAACTCAAGGAACAAACTATGCATTAGGTGATGTTCTACTTATTGATGAAGATGATCTTGGAATTAACTCTGGTGGATCAGGTTTCCAATATACTCTAAACGCAAATAATACTGGTATTACAACTGTATCAAATATATCTTTGAATGGTACTGGATATGCTGTTAATGATGTTCTTAGTGTAGATGATGCAACTGTTGGTGGTGGAGGTGGATCTGGATTCCAATTCACAGTCACTAAGGTAGGTTTCTGTAGTGCAATAACTGTGACATCACCAGGTACTGCATTTGAGGCATCTGATACTTTAATCTTAGGTGATGTTGGTGGTGCGGGTGTAGCACAAGGTACTGGTTTAACAGTTACTATCGCAACCATAGTAAGTGAAAAGAACTTAGAGATGACTCAGCAGGGTATTATGACCCTAGGACCTGCAGGATCAAGTCAATTAATATTAAATCCAGATGGTAGTATTGCTGCTACATCATATAGTATTGCATCATCTGGACAAGCATCATTTAACGGTGGTGTTTCAACAACTACTGGAACCTTTACAGGTGTATTAACAGCATCTTCCACATCAACATTTACTGGATTAGCAACATTTAATGGTGGTATCACAACTGCAGGAGCTACAACTCTTGTTCAGACTACTGCTAAATTTGCAGATGGTTTGGCAGCAACACCTTCTATATCTTTTGATAACTCAGCAACAACTGGTCTATTCAGACAAGCAGCAGATGTTATTGGAGTTTCAATTGCAGGAACCGATAAATTTAGATTTGATACAAATACATTTGATACTCCTAAACTTCAAGTAGATAGCACATTAGGAAGTACAACTCCATTCTTTAAAGTTGATCCAACAACTTTAAATGTATTGATAGGAGGAGCAACTAATCAGTTATCCTTAGATAATTCAAATACAATAAAATCTGTAGGTACAAATATTGATATCCCACTAAACTTTGAAACCAAAGGTGGTGGAGACTTTGTATTTAAAGGTGGAACTGATAAAACATTTAGTATTACTGATGGAACATCTGATGTTGTAACAGTTGATACTGCTACAGGAACTGCATTGTTCGGTGGAAACTTAGATGCGGGTAAGTTACGTATTAGGCAAAACGTAGTACAAAACAATAGTTCTACTGCAACCAGAGCATTTGGTGAGATTACTGCATTGACAGTAACAGGAACTGGATCAGGATATACAGACGGAACATATACAGCAACTGCAACAACATCTAATAACTCTGGAACTGGATGTACAGTTACATTAACTGTTGCTTCTGGAACATTCTCAGCAGTGACTATTGTTGCAAAAGGTCAAAACTATAGAATAGGAGATCTTCTTACAATCACAGCAGCGGGTGGTGGAACAGGTTTATCAGTAACAGTATCAGATATTGATGGTCAAGGTGTTGTATTAAAACCAGTTCAAGGGTCTAGTGTATTAGTTGATAGCACTGGTTCTCTTATAATTCCATCAGGTACTACAAACGAACGTCCTAATACCTTAGATCGTATTACAGGTGCTATCAGATTTAACTCTTCACAGTTACAGTTTGAAGGATTCAATGGAAATGACTTTGTTTCTCTTGGTGGTGTTCGTGACGTTGACCAAGATACTTACATCTTAACTGAGTCTGCACCAAGTGCTGATGAAGATACATTTGAGTTCTATGCAGCTGGTATTAATAACATTTCTCTTAATAATACCACACTGACATTCAGACCCAATATGACTACCACAAAGTATGATGCATCTCATCTTGCTACGATTGATGGTGGTTATACTTTAAACGGAACAACATTTGGAACCAATCCATTCCAAGTTTCTAACCTTGCATCTAGTGTATTTTCAGTTAGAAGTAAAAATGATATTGAAGTCAATGGTGGTTTAAGATTCCGTAACGTTCCTTCTCAGGGTGTTGCTTCTAGTATTGACGCAGCAACTATTACACAAACTGCTACTGCATATACTGCATCAACAACATTCACTGCTGTTGGAACTACTGCACAGATTGAGGGTGCAGGATTAACTGTCAATGTTACAACTAACGGTGCAGGAACAATCACAACTATTGCAATTAATGCGGGTGGAACAGGATATGAATCTGGGGAAACAATACAGATTGCAGGAACATCACTAGGTGGTATTTCTCCTGATAATAATGTCACATTTAAACTTGATGGTATTACAGGTGGATCTACTGCAATTGCTAGATTAGATGTTCTGCAGCAAGAGTATATAACACGAATGGATTCTAAACCATTCATCAATATAGATGCTATTGGAGCAGAAACAGGATGGAAGATAAACAGAGGATGGAATGCAGGAACAACATCATACCTAACAGTATTTGATTCTACTGCTACATTCATGGAACTAGATGACTGTCGTGTAGAAGGTGGTGAATTAACATCATTCCCAACATCTGCAACAATCACTGCATTTGATAAATCACAATTCAAAGGATCAAAAACACTTGTAACTATTGAGAGTGATGACAATAAAGTTCATATGCTTGAGGTTACAGTTGTCTGTGCATCAAATGGAACCACTGCACATGCCACTGTTACAAACTCAATAACTTCTGACAATGATCTCATGGATGCAACTGTTGCTGTTGTTGGTACTAACGTGAATATCTCACTAGCAAAATCTAGTGCTGCTACATCATCATCAAACTTCACTGGTAGATTTACAACTACCAAGGTCAAGGTATAAATAACCTCTAGGTAATCTAAGACAATGCCCGTAAAGAATTTTTCATCAATAGGAGGATACTCAGTAGCATCTACTGAGGTAATGAATACTTCTAGAGCTCTGAAAAATATCTCTGCAATGCACATGGTGAGTGATCACTTTACTGATGCAAACAAAGATATTTTTATTCTTAAAAGACAAACAGATGCTGCAAATAATACCATGCAGTTATCCTTAGATGGTACTACCCCTCTCGTTACCAATACACCTCCTTTAGCAAATGATTCAGTTGCATTTGCAAGTGGAACTATTTTTGGACAAGAGACTTCAAACAATACATATGTTTATGCAGTCAAATTTGACATTGTAATTACTACTTCATCTAGTGGAACTCCTACTGTTGCTTCTGAAAGGAAAATAGTTGTTAGGAACAATCCACCAGGTCAAGAACTTTGGAACGTGGTTCCTGCAGCAATCACAATTGGTGCTGCACCATACTTCACTTTTCAAGTATCAAGTGTGACAACCTCATCTACAGTTAAGTGGGTAGGTAATTTAGAATTAACCGTTGTTACATAACCTTTTAGGAACGAAATGAGTTTTCAGATTAATACTGACCAACAGCGAATCACCGCTTCTGGGACAAAAGCGACAGGAAATTGGACGAATGCCACATACAGCAGAACAGCAGCTGGTGTAGGTAACATCGTTTCTGTTGCACATGGTATTATAGGGACGGAAAAATTATATATTGATTTTACTTCTGGTGGAGAAGTAGATGGTACTTTTACAGTAACAAAAACATCTGATGATACTTTAAGTTTTGTCGGTTCAGCAAATAGTGTAATTACAGCGGGTGCAACCCTAGCATATAAAAGAGTAAGATCATTAAGTATTCAAGGAGATGAGTCATTAGAAATCTCTGTAGGTACAGGTGCATTAGAAAAAGACGCAATATTCATAGGCAAAAACGCACAGGAAAACGTCAGAGTTGGTATCAATACTACCGATCCTCAGTATGAGCTAGACGTTGAAGGACAGATTAGAACGACTCGTTCTATCATTTCTGATACTGCACAGGTTACAAACCTTGATATTGATACAATCATCAACCCTGCGTTGAATCTTCGTGCTCCAAACTTAATTAACTTTGAAGATACAGACGTAACAAGTCCTACTTTTGGAACTACATTCTATCCAACTGCTGACACACCTCCTCTAAGTGATCAGTCCAGAAGGGTTGCTACTACTGACTTTGTATATCAAGTTGCTACTAATGACACTGGTGGTCGTGTATATGTATCACAAACTATTGGTAGTGATCTAAACGATGGTCGTTCAGCTGCAAGACCAGTTAAAACAATCAAAAAAGCAGCACAGATTGCTTACGGATTACAGAAGGCAACTCCAGATCCTAGTGATGAATATGTAACTATTATTGTATCTGGTGGTGAGTATCTAGAAGATAACCCAATTTCACTTCCTAGGAACTGTTCACTTGTTGGTGACAACTTAAGAAGAGTTATTGTTAGACCTCAAAACCAAGATCGTCACATGATCAAGGCGTCTAATGAAACATATATTTTCGGTGTTGTATTCAGAGACGCATTACAGAATGCATCAAACCCACAAAGTACAGTAATTCATACTTGGAAGTATGCCTTTGTGTTTGATGACAAACAGAGATTATACTATGAACCAGAAGTTCAGCAGATTCCTGCTGCACCTGGTAATAAATTCCGTGGTGACAACATATTCAAAATTACATTTAACAACCACACAGGTAGTGAAACCACTCTTGTAGTTGGACGTTTTGTTCAAGGTGGATCATCAGGAACACTAGGTACAATTCAGTCTGTTAATTTTACAGGTCCTACTGCATCTCCAAACTCAACAGGTGACGTAACTATTCTTATTACATCAGGTGTTGATGATGTATTCCAAGACGCTGAAACAGTTTTCTATGATGCTGTAGCAGCAAATATTATTACTGATATTAATAACGCCAGTGTATCAGATAGATTTGACGTTGTTGATGCTGAGTCATTAAGACCAGAATTAGAGACAATCTCTAACCAAATTTATCAGCACACTATTGATACTGAAGTAGAAACAGTATCATTTAGAGGTAGTCTTAATTATATCGACACTACACTCGATAGAATTACTATTACTGCACACGGTTTATTAACTGGTCAGCAAGTTTTATATAGTCAGGATGAGAATACAACTCCATTACCAGGTCTTATTAATGGCATACGTTATTGGGTAAGAAAGGTAGATGATAATACTATTGAATTATATGATAATGAAGCAAATGCTCTTGCATCAACAAGCATAACTCAGGGTAGAAAAGATCTCACAGGTGTATCTTCGGATGATAAGTTACATGAATTGACTACTGGAAATGTGATGCTCGATGACAATCACATTTATATTAAGAAACATCAATTTGCAACTGGTGATGGTGTTGTCTATCGTCAAGGTAAGATGGGCGGTATCGGTGGTCTTGTTGATGGTACTGCATATTTTGTATATAAAGAAAGTGACAACTGGTTTAGACTTGCATCATCTGCTGCTAACGCAACACAAAAAGATGCATCGGGTGCTGATAATCCAGTAACATTATCTTTAACATCTACAGGATTAGGATTCCAAAGATTTGAACTACAGCCTCAAGTGTTATCAATCACTACGATTGACACATCATTGAATACAGTAGCTACTTACAATGGTCCTATATTCAATCTAGCAACTTCTTCTGTATCATCTGATTTCCATGATTATGAGGTTGGACAAGAGGTTAATGTTTATGGTTTCCAAAATAGTGCAATAGATTTTGGTTCATCTACCAATACTGCATATAGTATTAGTGGTGGATTAATTACAGTTCAAGTTACTGGTGTTGATAATACTAAAACCAGTTCATTCTTCGGTAACATGCAAACCCTTGGTCAAGCTGGTGTTACATTTAACTTCCCTACTGCTGACGCAAGATTTAGTAAGACATATCATATTGGAAACTGGAGCACAGGAACTGGAACACCATCGTTACCTGGCAACTCAGATTTAGGTTTAGGTTATGCAAGATATAATAGTTCTAATACCACAATTACCTTTGTTCTAAAACAAGCAAATATTGATACTGCTAGTGATGTTTCCACATCATCTGGAACTGGTGTTTCTATTCTTAATAACTTAGAAGATCTTAACGGTAGAAAATATATTACACATCGTATTGAACGTGCTGATGGTTACTCACTACAGTTTGTTGTAAGAGCAAACATATCTGAGATTAGCACAGGTTTAAATCCAACTGGTGACCAGTCTGTTGTTGGTTCTAACAACTATGTTCTAGCATCTCTACGTAACTCACCTTACGGTTTCTCTAAGATTAACATTAGCGATAGATTTAGAGATGGTGCTGAGAACATCAAAAACAATCAAGAATTTATTGCAGAGGAGTCAGTCGGTTATGTCAAATACTATTATGAATCATCCGCTACTCGTGGTACTGCACTTACTATTGGTGGAACAAATTTCGGACAAGTAGCATCAACAGTTGCAAGAGGAATTACATCATGGGCAGTCACTGGTGATAAGTGTAAAATTAAAGTTCAGAAAGGACATAACTTATATCCTAGTTTCAGTCAGCATACTCCAAGCACTGCAACATATACAGCATCATCTGGTAACGTAGTAGTAACTATTAATGGTCATGGATTTGAAGTTGGTGATCTAATCAAGTTTGATCCTGGTGCATTGGTATTCAGATGTAGTATGGATGCTTACTCCACTCTACATGCTTATCCAAGACAGGGTGATCCTGCTGCTGATAAGTGGTTAAAGATTACTGCTAAAACAACTAATACATTTACAGTCAATGTTGGAACTTCACCAACTGTAAATCATCAAGTTTCTAACGCAACATATAATCCAACAACAGGTTTGATGGAACTAACCATCGGAAACCATACTCTAAAAGCTGGAACAAGCATCAAGATGCCTGTTGGTGCTGTAACGTTTAGTTGTGCATTTGGTGGCGGTGGTCAAGTTAATAAGTCATATCCTAGAAGTGACTTTATCAATCCTGGCGGACAGGTAACTAACGCTGCATATAATCCTACTACAGGTATTATGACAGTGACTACTACTTCTGCTCATGGATTGCAGAATGGTAATAAGATTCAATTAGAGGATGATTCTTTCTCATTCACATGTACTCATGGTTCTGGAACTAAGACATATCCTAGATCCACTGACCCACTCTCAGGAAGAAATATCCCAGTATTCAATGTCACTACAAATACATTTGACATTCAAACATTAGACGTAGTTCCTTCTACAAACACAACAACTCATACATTTGTATCTGCAACTTCTACTGCAGTCAAGAAGAAGAAAGATGCTAAGATCTATGATGAAGCAGTTAGAATTGAATCAGTAACAGCAACAACAATTACTGTTCAAACTCTAGAGAATACTCCTTCTACTAACACAGATGCACATACATTCATATCTGCAGCAACTAACGCAGTTGTATCTGGTGGTAACTACACACATGAATTTGCTAGTGCAGGAACTAACTCAGTCAAGAAAGCATTAACATCTGCTGTAACTATTGCTAACTCTGGTAATGCTACAGTCAATGGAACTCATGGTATTTCAGACATCTATGATGACAGAGAATTTACTATAGATCTAACAGACAGTAGTGCTGACACACAGACTGGTAGTGCAGGAACATTTACAGATAATCAGCAACCATTTAGAACTCCTAACAGTAAGGATCAAGGCAATAAGTATGGCGACGTTTCTGAATTACTATTTGCTAACGCAGATATGATTGCAGAATATGCAGTCAATAAAATGCTTGCTGCAAATAGTGGTTATAATATTCCTACAGGAAGCACTGCATGTTATGATGACCTTAGAGATTTCATACAGAAGTGTGTAGCACATAACCTTAAGTGGGGTGGTAACGATAGAGTATATGATCAGGCAAAATTCTATATTGATCCTGGTTTCTCATTAACAAGAGATCGTTATGTAGAAGCATTTAACTATGCAAAAGATGCTTGTATTTTAGCAGGAAGAAATCTACCTCTATACAGAAATCCATATTCAACAAAATTACAATATTATCATCTTGCAACTCTTGATACAGGTGCAGGAACAGTTCGTCGTGACGCTGCAACTTTAATACAAAATAACTTAGACTTTATTGCAAACGAAGCAGTTCAAAGATATGAGTTTGATAATCCTGGTCATAGAATACCTGGTGCAAATCAGAACTGTGTTGATGATGCTTTAGATGTATTACGTGCTGTTACTTACAACCTAGCATATGGTGGTAACGAGCAAGTTTATGATGCTGCAAATTTATATGTTGGATCTACATTCTTAGATGGTGAAGAGACAGAATCACGTGCAGTATTTGCATTAGTAAGTTCAATAGCACAGCAAGTAGTAGAGAGTCAAACTGTTACTGTTGAAGGTAATCATGGATTTGCTCAGGTTACTGATAATACAAACAAAGGAACTACTGTTGAGGCAAACTTAGTTGCAGGATTCTTCACAATTGTTGATACTGCTATCGCTAACGATAACATGTCACATGCCACTAGAACGGTTGCTACTGCACCTTCTTGTGCAAACGTTATCTCAGCAATTACAACCTTCTTCAGCACCGTTACAACAGCGTTAGGAAGCGGTTCTACTGCAGGATCTGTATCTGGTGTTACAAGAACATCTTCACCTGGCGATCAGCAGTGTATTGATGACGTGATGAAGATCACTAGAGCATTCCAGTATGACTTACGTTATGGTGGTAACTCTAAGATTGTTGAAGCAGCAAACTTATACATCTCTGGAGCAAGTGGTGTTCAGCACGTTGCAACTGAGGTTACATATACTCGTGCAATATTTGCAGCTGCAAAAGAATTATGCATAGACGCAATAAGAAATAATTTAGAGACTGGTCAATTCTCACAGATACCAATACGTTCAAATGGTTCTATCACAGTAGATTCATCTGCACCTGAGTGTGCTAACGTTGTATCTGCATTGACTACAAACTGGGGTATTCTTGACAACGTATTATCAAGTGGTAATGCATACAGTGGAACTACAACAAATCCTGATCCTCTTGTTGTAGAACAAGATCAATCAGAATTCTCATTCCCACTTGTAAATACATTCCTAGATCTTCCAGTTATTGAAGCATCACCTTACATTCAGAACTCTTCACTTATATCATTCCTTGGTGGTTCTGGTTGTGAAATTGATGGTGCTAAAGTTGCTACACCTAACGTTCCTAGACCTGGCTTAAAACAGAATTCACAAGGTGCTACTGTTGCACAGTTTGACCCACAAGGTAAGTCAATGGTTGCAAACGCATTCACCATCATTTGTTTTGGTGGTACTGCGTATAACGTCAGTAACGATGGTTACACACAGTTAGTTTCTGTGTTTGCTATCTTCTGTCAGGATGGTATCTTAACTCAGTCTGGTGGATATTCTTCTGTTACTAACTCAGCATCTAACTTCGGAACCTATGCTTTAAGATCAACAGGATTTAGAGCAGAAGCATACTCATTTGATATTGGTGTTATTGATTCTATTACAGATGATACCGATGGAAATGGAGTTCCAACAGGAAGACAAATCATTCAAGTATCTGGAACAACACTAACAGGTATACCAGTTGAAGATTATATTATTAAAGTTGATGGTTATACATCTAGCGACCCTGCTGTTGAGCATATTATTCTAGAAACAGAACTTGTTTCTGGTTCTTCGGGAACACAGGTTGTTGCTAAGATTACAACCAACCGTGCGATGGACTTCTCACAAGGTGGTAATCGTTATCAATCAACAAATGATCCATCATTCGCTGCAGGAAGTTTGCCACTCAGTAATCTTGTTGGTGCAGGAATTAGATTCCATAGACCATCTGTTACTAACTCATCATCACACACTTGGGAATACTCTGGATCAGGTAATACCTACGCTGCGTTACCACAAAACGGTGGTGTTGGATTAGGTACTGCATATGAAGCAGCAGAAGAAAAATTTGGACAGGTTTATACATCAGGTACAAACGAATTTGGTGACTTTAAAGTTGGTAACTTTGTTACTATCTTCAACAGAACTGGTGCTATTAGTTTCGTTGGTACTGTTAGTATCTCTGAACTATCATCTATTAAGATTGTTGGTGGTGACATCACAATTACAGGATTCTCACAAGATGATAACTTAGGTGGAACATTCGCATCTGACTCCTTACTACCTACACAGGCATCTGTTAGAGACTATATCTCAAATAACTTAGGACCATATCTAAACCAACCTTATTCAACAAACGCAGTTCCATCTGCTCTTGTTCAATTAACATCATCTGGTAAGATTAACATTGACCAGATCCCTGCTTTACGTCCGTTCAATATTACATCTGTTACATCAACAGCAGAAAGACTTGCTATTGAAGATGCTAACGCGGGTGACATTGCGATTGAAACAACAGCAACAACATTCAACGTTGCGACTGCATCATTTAACACAGCTAATGAGCAAATTACAATTGCATCTCATGGTATTAATACAGGTGACTTACTAACATACACAGAAGGCACAACTGCAATTGGTGGATTAGCAACTGGTAGTAACTACTATGCTATTAAGGTAGATGATAATACAATCAAACTTGCATCTACAGAATCTAATGCAAGTGCTAATAATCCAGTTGATTTAGGATCAGGTGGTGCAGGAACTCATCAAATCAAGACACAGGGTGTTGCGATATCATACATTCTTGAGAATGATCTTGAGAGTCAGTTCTTAGCATTCACACCTAACAGTGCATACACATTCAGTGTAGGTAATATTATTGTTGGTAGTTCTACAACTGCTCGTGGTACTGTAAGTGCATATAACGATGGTCAAATATTTAACTTTGTTATCAGCACAGCTGGTGATAGTTACTCTGGTGATTTTGCTCTAACAATATCTGCACCTGATGATACATCTAACGGTGTTCAAGCAGCTGCTACAGCGAACGTTGTGAATGGATCAGTAACTAAAGTTACTATCACAAATGGTGGTAAAGGTTACTACACACAACCAACTGTTCAAGCACAGGTATCATCTGGAACTACAGCAGTAATTGCTGCACAGATTGAAGGTCGTGTAAGTATCAACATTGCAAACAATATTAAGTTTGACGCGGGTGACTTTATACTTGATCAAGGTTTAGTTAATGAAGCAACAGGTACATACGCTCAGAGTGGCACTACCATTACTGTCACAGAGAGTACAAGTCATAACTTATCAAATGCTGATCTAGTATATCTTGATTTTACAAGTGGTGGTTCATCAGATGGTTTCTACACAATATCATTAATTAACTCTACTCAGTATTCTGTAACATCTCCAAACAGCGGAACTCAAAGTGGTAACATGGCAAGAAAGAGGATCATTGACCTCTCCAGAGTTATCAATACATCTGCATCAAATGCTGCAAACTGGACACAATTAACATCAACAAATATTGATGCTTCTAACATTGTTGCGGGTACAATTGACCCAGAAAGATTAGCAGGAAAAGGAACTGCAAACTCTTACACATTCTTACGTGGTGATTCATCATGGGAGTATGCACTACAGTCTATTAGACCTACTACACAAGATGCTCTTGTTGTTGGTGGTTCTCTACAAGATAGTAGTTACATTCAATCCATCACTATTACAAACGGTGGTACAGGATATACAAACGGAACTTATCAGAATATCCCACTAGGCGGTGGTAATGTTTCTATCAGTAGCGATAGTGTTGCTCGTGGTACTTATATTGTATCTGGTGGAACAATTACATCTGCTACTGTTACTGACTCAGGAACAGGATATACAGGTGATTTCTCAGTAACAATACCAAGCGAACTTGGTGGTGGTAACGGTGCAATACTTGGAGCTGTTAAAGGAACAATCAACCGTGCTTTTGGTAACATTGAGATTGATATTAGAAAAGGTAATAACCTTACTGCTAGTTCAATTGTTTATGGTAACTACGGTGTATTCAGATTTAGAAAAGATGTAACAAACCAAGCAGTTGGTAACCAAGATCAAGGTGGTTTCATTATTGGTAATGATGGTAGTGTTTCTATTGATCAAGGTCAAGGATCAGAACTTAACGCTGACTTACTAGATGGTAGTGAAGGTTCATTCTATCAAACAGCAGATAATATAATATTTGGAACATTAGATCCTGCAAGACTTGCAAACGTAACATATAGTATATCAATATCTGGTACTGCTGATACTGCAAACAGAATCTTTAACGAGACTGCATCTCTAACTTCTAACCCTGCTCCTGCACAGGCAGCAAACGGTGTTGGTGCTGCACTTAGAAATAACAATGCTGATGGTCTAAGTGATGGTGGAACTACACACGGTGTTGTAACATACAGAAGAGAGGCAACAGGAAGTGCTGCTACTCAATTAGGATTTACTGCTAACAATAACTTATACATTAGAGGTAACTCAACTGGTCTTGCAGTTTATTCTAACTGGTTCAAGATATGGTCAGAAAATAATCAGGGTGCATCCAGTGGTATGGACTCTGACAAGTTAGATGCAAAACAAGGTCTATGGTATCAAACAGGTTATAACATAGGTGATACACGTGGTGGTATTACAGCACCTATTGGTGATATGTTCTTACCAGAGGTTCTTGGTAAAGACAAGATGGTCTTTGAGAACTTCTATGTTAATGACACAGGTAATAAATTTACATTATACATTCCAGACTTCCATTGTAATAGTGGTGTTGGTGGTAACATCAATAATGGTGGAACATACACTATCTACTCTGATGTAGGTGCAACAAACAACATTGGTTCTATCGTGGTTGATAGTTCTGGTGGTGTCCAAGAAAAGACACACACAACTGGTGAAATTTATTCACTTGTAACTGGAACAATTGCATTCGTTGGTAATAACACTAACGCAAACGTATATGTCTTCGGTCCTAATCCTGGCACAAAATGGACAGTATCATCATCTAACAAAGTCTCTAGTGGATCTACAACAATCTTTGGATTACGTGATAATGCAAATGGTGCTAAATTACAGATTGGTAAATCAGCAGTATCTACTACACCAACAATAGACTTTAGATCATCTGGTCAGGCACCAAACTATGACGTTCAAATGATCGTCTCTGGTGGTAATGGCACAGATGGAAATGGTGCTATTAGATTCAATGCTTCGGACTTCACTGTAAATGGTAATACAGTATGGCATGCAGGAAATGATGGTAGTTCATCTCAGCTAGACGCCCATTACTTAGATGGTTATACACAGAACACTGGTGCTACAGGTGATACAATCGCACGTAGAGACTCATCAGGACACTTATATGTTAATGATCTTCATGGTGACCAAGGTATCTTTACCAACAACGGAACAGGAACATTAAGTCTTGCAGATGGTAATGGTATTACTATTGGTAAGGCAACAACTAATACTGCAGTAATCAAAGGTAAGAATAATTCTAGTGTTGGTTATCTAAGATTTGGTAGCGATAGTAATTCACTTGGATACAACGGAACATATCTCAACTACAATAACGTCACATTCCGTAGCGGTAGAATAGGTATTGGTGATACAAATCCTGGCTCACCTCTTGAGATTGTTGCTGAGGGTAATGCTAGTTCTGCTACTGCATTTGCTGACTTTAGAGACGGTAGATCAGGTTATGGTAGAATAACATTTGGTGCTGATAGTTCATCAGCCTTCATGACATTCACTGACACTGACAACGACACAGGTTGGCAGATGGGTTCTGATGATAATGATCAGTCATGGTTTGCTATCAGAGGATTTACTACTGCATCTGGTGCGTTAAACACAGCATTCCAGTTAAATGCTAAACAAAACGCAGCGTTAGCAATTTACTCTGCAACTGGTAGAGTATTCATTAACAAAGGATCTAGTGTTAGTACTGGTGGTGGATCACAACTAACGGTTGGTGGATCAATTGAAGCTAGCAGTCAACTTGTATCTACTGTTGCAACTGGTACTGCACCATTATCAGTATCATCAACCACTATGATCAATAACTTGAACGCAGACATGCTTGATGGTTATGAAGCACTTAACTTACCATACTTACAGGGTACAGTTAACCAGTGGATTTTAGATGCGGGTGGTCAGGCAAGATTCTACTTCTCTAACAACAGTCACACTTACTTTAGAACAGGTGACGACTTCTTCTTTAGAAATGACAGTGACCAGACATTTGCATCATGGGATCAAGGTGGTAGAACACACTTCCATGAACCTGGCAGCAACAGCATTCAATCAACATATAGAATGCAAGTTACAGGTGATAATGGATTAAACGTTAATGCATCTGAAGGACTATCTTCTGGACAGAAGAGCACAGTTCTAAGAGCAACAGGTGACAAACAATGGATTGACTCTTACGGAATATTTAAACGTAATAGACAGGCAATTAGTGAGAGTGTCACAATATCAAGTAGTGATAACTGTATGACCGCTGGTCCTATCACTATAAATAATGGCAGCACAGTTACTGTCAGTAACGGTGGAGCATGGGCAATCGTATAGAAAATGAGCACATTATCAGTTCACAATTTACAAGGAATATCAACTTATAGTAATAAGATTGAGATTCCAGCTGGGCACAAATTATCTGGTGCTGCAGGACAATTTCGCTTACCTAATTATGCAGATGGTTCAAAACCTAGCAATCCAGAATTAGGTGATTTGATTCTTAATTCCACAACTGCAACTTTAGAAGTTTGGACAGGCGATAGATGGGCAGTTTGTGGTGGAGGAAATAGAGGTGGATCTCAAAGTAATCCTGCAGAGTCTGGAGGAGATGCTTATGATAATGGACAACAAACATCTGGAAATGTTTGGGTTACAATACCTGGCAGTGGAGCATTTAACTTTGAATATGATGCGGGTGATAGATATGGAACTGGAGACAGAGGTTGGATTAAATATGACTCTGCGTTTTTTGGAGCAAACAATGCTGCGATAACACACGTAGAATATGGAAGTCCTGGTTCAATTACTCCTGCATGGAATACTAACAGTAGTTCATCAACAAGTAATGATACTATCAACCAAGGAAGATTAAGAATTGGTAGAGAGCAATCACATTCGGGTGGTAACTCATTATCAACTGTTAGATGTTCATTACCTAAATTAACAAAGGCACGTTATCAGATGTCTGCAAACTCAGGTGGTGCTGATACTGCTGACTTTGGATCTTTCACACAGAACTTTAGTGGCATCGTAAACAACTCACCTTATCAGAACAATGGATCTGGTTATTGGTGTGTTATATGGGATGGTAATCCCTCTGGTAACTTCAGCAGTAACATGCTGATCCTTGATCCAGGCAACCTCAGAAGTGGTAATGGTTCTTATAGTCAAACTATAGGTCCTCTATCATTCGGTACTGAAAGAGGTTCATCTAGTCAGGTTCCACAAATTATCTGGGGAACAACTGATGCTTATAGAGAGTACAGTTACATTAACTCTTGGGAACTTTGGTTACATTAAAGAATTATGGCATCTAGAATTAAAGTTGATGAAGTAACAAACGTAGCGGAATCGGGATCGGTTTCGTTTCCAGCTGGTGGTGCCAGTTTTACTGGAACCGTTAATGTTAGTGGTAACATTGACTTTACTGGACAACTACTACAAAATGGATCTCCATTCGTAACACTACCTACACAAGACGCAAGTAACTTAGGTTCTGTTCTTAGATCTGGTGGTAATACTGGACAAGCATATTGGGATACTACAGGTGGTACAGGAACTGCAGAAGGTGCTGACCAAGCAAGATATAAAGCAGGATTTAATATAACAAAAGGTTTTAGTTGTTGTGGATATAGAGGAGGAACATCATATAGAAACGTTAATGTATTAACACACGCTACATTCTCACAGTCAAACTTAGGAGATTTGACTAACTGGTCTGGTGCATATATTGATGGAAAACCAAGTCTAAACTTTACTGGATTTGTATTTGCAACTGGTAACGGATGGAACACAACTACCAGTCAGGTATCTAAAATTAACATGAACACTAGCAGTAATGCGGGTGCTGCCACATCAATGGCAGGAACAAAACACAGAGCTACTGCAATGGCAAAAGATTTTAACTTTGCTTATGTACATGGTGGTGGTAACTCTAGTCAGATGGTGAAGTATAATCTTAATACAGAAGCAAATGCTTTTAGTACAACTCACCCTGATGGTACGCAAAACAACCCTGCATCTAGTCAAGCTTCTACAGTTGGACATATAAAAACGGGATCTGCTAGAACGTATAACTTCTCAACAGAATCATTTACATCATGGCCTAACGGACCTGGCACAGACGGAACTAACAAAACTCTATCAAGTAGAGATGGTTTTGCATACTGGAATACTGGTGGTGGTTATCGAACATCTAGTGACTGGCATCTAAGAAGCACATACACTGGGGGATACTTAGCAAACGTCAGTAAGAACGGACTAACAACTGGTGAGGAAACTATGCACACAGGTAATGACTATGGATTTATTTGTGGTCAGTATGATGGATCTCAGAATAACAACGGATATCTCTTTACATATGCAAGTCATAGTTTCACAAGAGATAGTAGAATGGACAGGTCAGGACCTCCTGGCACAGCGTCTGCTGCGGGTATAGAGTTCGGAACTCTAATGTATGGATACACAGGATTTTAATCATGACAAAGAAGTATTACATAGCAAGACATGACCCTCGTATCACAGAGATACTTACTGCTGAATTAACTTTTAATCAGTATGGTGTTACTGTATTTTCTATTGATGAAACTTGGGTAAGAGATCTTCATAAGTTACATGGTTCATATGAAGAGGTAACAGAAGACATAGGTGAATGGGGTGTAAAACACTTTGGTGAAGTTCGTACTGAAGTTAAGGTTACTTCAGAAGATCCACTATCATCTGAAAATATTATGGGAGATGTCTCAACAGAAGGAAAGACTGTTGTTACATTACCTCAAGAAAGAATTGATGCTGCTATTGCCTTTATGAAAGTTGCAGCAAAACTAATCATTGAAGATGAGTATGATAGAAAGTTCTTGACATTAAAAGCGGAAGAGTCTAAAATAGAACAGTATCTTTGGGATGCCCAGATAACCGAAGCTAATAATTTAGAGGGTGAAACACCCCTACTAAATAGTATTGCTACCGCCAAAGGCATTGCGGTATCTGACGTGGCAACTGCTGTCTTAGCAGGAAACAAAACTTTTAATGATAAAGTAAAAGCATTGTATGACTCAATGTTAGTGCTTAAGCAAGAATTTAAAAGTTGTGCTACAATAAAAGAACTTAATGTTCTATGGCAAAAATATATGGGTGTGCCTATGCCATTCAGTCAAATGGAGGAAGAGGGTCTTATCGGTGAAGATGGAATCCCACCTGTAGTGCCAACTGGTTTACAATTTTAAATTAACTTTTTTATGTACAATATATCAGGTGATGCGATTGAAGCTTTCGTAGAAAGCAGCATGGACTATGGAATGACACATGAACAGATTAAGAATTTTGTTGTCAATTCCCACGTAACGGATAAGAGAAAACTCCGTCAAGTATTAGTAGAGATAGAAAGAAGAAATCACGATAGAAAAAAATGCGTCTTGGATCGTAAGAGAAAAGAAGTAGAAATCGCACGTCTTAAAGATAGAATACAAATTACTGAAGACCCCTATGAACGTCAACTCATGGAGTTTGACATAGAGGAATTTGAGTTAGATAGAAATAAGTATAACGTAACTCTTCATCAATATGATAATGAGTTAGCAGCGTTTCTGGATTGGATCAATAAAAACTGGGGAAGTATTGAAGAAGTTGAGAAGGCAGCAGAATATACTGAAGAAGATGAAAGAAAATATTGGATTGCTAGAATGGGTAAGCAAGCAGCAATGGATGTATATACAACAGGTAAGATTGGAACTGGTAACTTAGACTCTATCGCTATGATGAGAGAGGATGATCAGTTTGCAACTCTCAATGTTGCAATGCAATACTCTGGTTTGCTCAATGTGGGTATCGCTAAGATACAAAATGAATTGAAACCTCACCTAGATAAACTAATGATGGATGGAACTTCCACTCGTGTCCCTACTATGGAAGGGATTGAGGATAGTCTCAACCTCAAACTATATGATCAATTAGCTGGTAATGAACAAAAGAGTCTTCTCTCTCCCGATCAATCCGAAACTGAGTGAAGAGTTTGTAACTAATACATTCCTTCCATTTCTTAAAAAGTATCGCGAATACATATTAGATCTATATTTTACATGTAGAATACCTCCGTTTGATCAAGACGCTATGGGAGATACTTTCCTGTCTCCAGAAGCATTAACAGAATCAGCAATATACATTTCTAACGAATCAAATATACCACTGTCAGCGACGTTTAATAATATATGGGTTAGACCAGATCAAAAGAATCTAGACTTATGGATAAAGGAGTTTGCTCCCATCTATAATTCTGGAGTCAGAGTGGTAACTTTACCTCATACATCATGGGTTTCTACAGGACAAATAAGATCAGTATTTCCAGAGTTGTTTGTTAAAAATACTATTCTTAGAGAGGTTACAAAACCTAATGATATAGTGCAGTTAGCAGAAGCAGGATTTAATTATATAAACTTAGACCGTGATCTCATGAGAGATCGTGATCAACTCTTACGTATTAGAAAAGCAAAGGACTATTGTAAGTATCTTGGCAAACCCGTTATGCTCTCAATGCTTGTCAATGAAACATGTTGGGGTGGTTGTCCTATCATGCCAGAGCATTATCAATACAATGCAACTAGAACAGAGAATGATCCTATATTTTTTGCTAGTCCTATCAGTAGAGTGTCTTGTTCTACATGGGATGTAGAGCATCCTGAGTTTGATCTTAAGCAAGCAAACTTACCCCCATGGAGAGAAGATTGGATAGAGATGCAAGAACTTGGTATTGATACATTTAAACTTCATGGTAGAGAGAGTATGATGAGACTCCAAGAAAGTATGGATCTCATTAAGAGGTGGGCAGATCAAGATGAATATATGTTTCCTGAGTATAAAAAATATACTAAAGCATTAAAAATAAAGGATTCTCCTATTAGTAAATGGAGAGAGAAGATCAAGACATGTAAGTTTGACTGTTGGGACTGTAACTATTGTGAGGCAGTGGTGCAATCACATATGAAAAAACAAGACTTAATTGTACATCCACAGGTAGAAACATGTATTGAAGGATTTACAAACTCTGGTAAGTATCTCTCTAATCATAGAACTTATGATCCTAATGACCCTAGTGCATATTATAATGTGCCAGGTCTAACATCTGCTAGAGTCAGACATTTTCTAAACAACCTCTGCTCTCAAGAAGGAGCAGTATATCTTGAAGTTGGTGTATATGCAGGAGCAACATTTTGTGCTGCAGTACAAAATAATGACATGGTTGCTGCATATGCAAATGATAACTGGTCACAACAAAACTTACAGCCAGCAAGAGAAGATATAAATTTAGATATTCAAGATGTAACTGTAGATACTTTTGTACAAAACTTACAGGAAAATATAACAACAGACTCATTAGACTTTGATATACAAGTATTGAATGGAGACTCTTCTGAGTTGGGTAAGAAAGATTTTAAACATGATGTTAATATAATATTCTATGATGGAGATAATTCTGAAAAGAAAATGAAAGAGTTCTTTGTCAATATGATTGACTTCACAGAAGATGTATTTACATTAGTTGTGGATGATGCAAATATAGAAAACAATGTTAGGATAACTAAAAGGTACATTGAGGACTTAGGACTTAAGGTTTTATATGAAAGAGAATTGTTAAATGATCAGGAAGATCCTGAGATGTGGTGGAATGGTTTGTATGTAACTGTTCTTCAAAAACAAATTTGACTTTTAAATTACAAATAAACAGAAAAAATTTTTTGGGTAATTTTTCCCTTAAAGGTTTTTCGTCTAAATATAGTAGGACTTATTACAGGATATAATGGGAACGCTTAATGTAGGAACTGTAAATGCCAGTACTCTAGATGCTGCAGCAGCTCTAAACTTTCCAACATATAGCACTGGTTCTAGACCTAGTAGTGGAATAGATACAGGTGCTACAATTTATAATAGTACTGTCGAGAAGTTGCAGACATGGAATGGATCTGAGTGGATGGATATCGGTGGTGGTTCAGAACCAGATGGATCTTCTGCTGATAAAGCAGCAGCAAGTGCAGCTGCTATATTACAAGTTAATGCTCAAGCAACAGATGGTGTCTATTGGATTTTACTACCAAGTGTAGGAGCAAAGCAAGTATATTGTATGATGGATACAAACCACTTAGGTGGTGGAGGTTGGATGTTAGCATGGAAATGCACTAGAGGAAGCACATTCCACTATGACACTAACTACTGGACATCTACAAACACATATAATGAAACATCTCAGTTGAATAGAAACGATGGTGATCATAAGAACCACGTATTTAATTACTTTGTTGCAGGAACACTCGGTGCTGTATTTCCAGACTTGAACAATGGTGGGCAATCATCAGTTGGTTATAATGGTTGGACTTGGAAACAAGGTGGTGTAGGACAGACATGCTTACAAAGATTCCAAAGCACATATCAAATATCAAGTAACCCACGTGGAGAAAGTATGTGGCAGGGATCTGGATTTACTTCTCAAGGTGGATTCCAGTGGTATGGATTTAACTATACTGGATCTAGTAACAATGCTATGCGTTGGGGTTTTGGTTGGAACAACGAGGGTGGAGAAAGTTCTAATGATGTTTGTGGTGGTATAGGTCATCGTAGAACAGACTCATCTGCAGGAGATCATATCTACTGCTGTCAATCTACTACTGGTGTCAATAGAACAATCCGTGCGGAGATTTGGGTACAATGAAACTATCTGCTACTGAATATCTACTCATCTTACAGATGCGTAATGATAGTTCACTAACTCTGACAACAGCAGAGGAAGACTACATCAAAGGTCTTAGACTAGAGGGTAAAACTTCAGAAACTATATTAAAAGCAAAGCGAGAGAAGTGGCACACCTATATTAATTACATTCAAAAAGTAAAAAAAGATGCTATAGCATCTAGTGCAGGAGGAACTTTAATATCTGATGCAACGTCAGCATATGAAAGTGCAAAAAAATTAAAGCAAGGAATAATTGATCTAGCAACATATCAAAGTGAGATTGCAGCATTGAATCTTTCTGATACAGATACTAGTAAATTAAAGTATATGACAACCACTCTTGCTGCTCAATATCAATTATCAATAGCAAGTGAAGATACGGTTTTAACCCTAGATGGAGAAGTATTGCCAGATTTAGAGTAATTGTGCTATACTAAATAATATACTTATGATTATAAAGCATGGACATTGAAGGAATGGTCAAGGAATTTACTGACCAACTGAAAGATCAAAAAGCAACAATTGTCGAACTGGAAAAACAACTTAGCACTCGTAAAGAACAAGTGTTGAGATTGGAAGGTGCAATAGAAGCACTTAATATGACACTTAAAAAACCAGAAGAAACAGATGGCACTGAAGAAGTCAAGTGAGCAAAGACAACAAGAACATGTAAATTCTAGGCAGTTCCATATTAAATTTGATGGAACTGCAGAGACATGCCCTTATAAAACAGGAGGTCTATACGATGGTAGAGAGATTGTAGCAGTAGGATTCTCCTCAAATTTGTATGGGCACTCATACCATTTGATAGTAGAAAGAGATAAGACACATCTAAGAACTAAGTTTGTGTTTGATGAAAAACACGACATAAAATTTTGCAAACCTGTAGAAAGAATGGGAAAACAGGTAAGCGAAGGAGAGATTCAGAAACTATTAGCAAAGGCGGGCGACGGAACTTCATAAATATATCTGAAGGACTTATTGTACCACAGAATGAAGAAGGTAATAGTAAGGATCAACGATAACTATAGCATAGATCAAGCTTGTGCAGGGATCTTGAGTTTATATGGTTACTTATCCTTTGTAGAATCATTTAGATCATTTCAAATAGTTACTTTCGATTGCCCTGCAATATATGAAAGCAATTTATTAACAAAATTAAAAGCATTAAATGTAGTTAAGAATGCTACATGGGATGCTCAGGTTTATGCAGGAGATCCAATGCCAGGAGAGGCAACTCTTAATGTCGATACTTCTGGATCTGCTTCTCTCAATACTGATGGTGAAACAACAGCAACAAGTAATACTAGAAGTTTAACAACAAGTGGTTCTGGTACAATGTATGTCAAGGTACAGAACATAGGTGGTAATGACTTCTTCACATTCTCACAAACTTCTGGCGGTACATATAGCAGATTTTATAATCAATCGGGTTTCATGCAAGGTGGAACTTATACGTTTGATCAGAGTGATTCATCTAATAACGGACATCCATTTAGATTTTCAGCAACACAAGATGGAACTCACACTGTAGGAGGTACAGGAGATTTAACAGCAGGAGTAAGCGTTACAGGAACGCCAGGTACAAATGGAACAACAGTCTTAACTGTTAGTTCATCTACACCATCTATCCTATACTATTATTGTGCAACTCATCCTGGTATGGGACGATACACTGCAACACCAGATAGATATGGAACTGTTAATATCTTTGACTACTGGCACTTAGATAGAATTACAAAGCAAGACAGGCAATATTTAAACGGACAATTTAGTCAAACATCAAATGGATCAGGAGACGGTGTAGATATTTACATCATAGACTCTGGTGTTCGTGGTGCATCTAGACCTACAGGTAACAACGCAGCACTACATCCTGATCTTTATGACCCAGACTTTGTTACTGACCTTAACGGTTCTGCAGAACAACAGAACTATAGAGTATTTCAGTTGGGTCATTATAGTGGTGCTTATGGAACTAATAATGAAGATGATCAAGGACACGGAACTAAGTGTGCTCTTTTATCAGCTGGAAGGACAGCTGGAATAGCAAGACAGGCAAAAATATATTCATTAAAGGCATTTGATAGTAATGTAAGTGGTTCTTATAGTGGAATACTAGCAGCATATCAAGCAGTCATAGATCACAATGACAGCGGTAATGCTAATTACAAGGGCAATAATCGTCCTGCTGTTATCAACGCATCGTTCGGACCTACAATTCCTACACAGAACTCACCTAACATAGAACTTAATGATAGTGGAGATGATACTGGAACTGATGAAGAGATGTTAGATGACATCGAAGGAACTATAGCAACAGCTGATAAAATAATTATTGTTAGATCTGCGGGTAATGGATTTAGGAATAGTAGTGATGTAACTGCAGGACCTTTGCAAACTAAGTGTGTAGCGGGTGCAAGAACAGCAGGATATCCTGATAACAGTAATGGTGGTATCAATAATATAGATACAAACCAAGACAAAATTACAGTTGGTGCTACATCATACAATGACAGATGGGCATTCTTCTCTAACTATGGATCAGGTTGCACTACAGTGGCACCAGGTGAAAAAGTTATTACTCCTGCATATGACTGGACTGCTAATACACCATATACAAGCACAACAAACTATGATTGTATAGATGGCACATCATTCTCAGGACCTATCGTTGCGGGCATCATAGCATCATGGTGTGGTAAGAATGGATATACTTTAACCACAAACAACCTAACAGGTTTAGCAAAACAATTCATTAGAACTACGGGATCAGCTGGTGATATTAGAACTGGTACTCACGCTAACTATCCGATCAACAGCATAGTAGATAAGAAACTTATAGACAATCCATATGTCACTTTGGCAGGAAGCGACTTTGTAGAGGTTAAGTTCAATCCAGCTGATGCTTCACATTTCTTAAATAACGTGGGTAAGAAAGTTCAATTAAGAACTACAGGATCTACAGCAGGAGCAGGAAGTTCTACACCTACAAACTTTACATTAACTACAACATCACCTGGCTTCTTTTATAATGTTTCTGGTACAGATAGGAATGGTAGTGTTTCTGGAACTCACCCAACTGTTACATGTTATGTTGGAGATACAGTAACTTTCCAATTATCAAACGTTGCAAGTAACCATCCACTGTATATTAGAGATTCATCTGGTTCAAGTAATGTAACAACTCCAACCGCTACTGGTCAAGGTTCTACAGGTAATGGTACAGTTGCTTGGACACCAAATACAACTGGAACATATTCTTATATTTGTGGCATACACAGCAGTATGAAAGGAACTATCACAGTGCAGTCTGCACCTGGCGGTAGTGGAAGTGTTGTGGTTGGTGGTATAAATTTATCAACACTATCACAATCTGGTTGGTTAAACATAGCATCAGAGAGTGCAGTTAATAATAGTATTACTATACAAGCACCAAATAATGCTACAGCTGGTACAACAGGTGGTGGAACAAATAATTATTTGGCACTGATTAACTCAGAAGGAAAAACACATGAGAGTTATGATGGTGTAGTATCTACATCAACATCTTTGACATCTTCTACTGATGTACAGGAAGGACTTGGGCAAAGTTCTGCTGTTACATATTATCCTGTAGATAGTGGTGTTGATTTCAACTATAATGGTAGTGGTGCAAGTCTTACTACACAAAGAGGTGCATTCTATCCTTTTGTCGATACTAATGTAACTTGGCAGACTTCATCTGGAACTTTCATGGGAAGTCCATATACTAATGGTGCTAGTGTTAGTTTAGATCTAGGTTTGCAAGGAACTACTTTTGCCAACGAACCAACCTTTGAAGCATACACTCTAAGTGGGGATTCTATCGGTGCTACTGGTTTAACCTTTGATACAGCAACAGGTTCTTTATCTGGAACGGTAACATCAAATTATCAAGACACAACTTATAATTTTACAGTAACTGAAAACGTAACAGGTAATGCACAGTCATATGGATTTACTACAACTGGAACTGGTGTTCTAGTTACGGTCACACAACAACCAAGTTCAGCAAGTTTAGAAGCAGGGTCTGGTAATACAACTACGTTCGGACCTGTAGCGGGTATTAGTGATGATGGATCAACAATTTTATTCCAATGGGAGTTCTCAGTTAATGGTGGAGTAGGTTGGGCAACAGTATCTAATGGTGGTGGATATAGTGGAGCAACTACTAATACACTAACTGTAGATGATGACTTTGCTAAAAACAACTTCCAGTATCGTTGTAAGTTAGAGACTAGCACATCAGTTGCACCATCATATACTAATGCAGTTACATTAACAGTATTCAGAACAATAACTGTCAATACACAACCAGTAAATTCCACACCGATTGCTCCTGCTGCAGGATCATTTACAACTGGTGGTACAACTTTAGATGCTGCTACTATTTCATATCAGTGGCAGAAATCTGAGAATGGTGATGGAGTAAATTACTCTAATATAAGTAGTGCTACTACTACAACATATACAACTGGTTCTACAACTTACGATGACAGTTACGGTGACTACTACCGATGCAAACTAAATGCAACAGGTGCAAGTGAGGTTATCACATCTGCTGCAAGACTGTTTGTACAAAGAACAATTAATATTACATCTCAACCAGTTAATATAACTGGTGCAGTAGGTGGTACATCATCATTTGGTGTCGCTGCAACTACATCTGATAATGATGCAGGAGACATTACATTCCAGTGGCAAGTATCTATTACAAATGGATCTACATGGTCTGATGTATCCGAAGGAACTGGTGGTACTACATCAACATATACAACACCTACATTGACCGCAGCATACGACACATATCAGTATCGTTGTTTACTTTCATGTGCGGGTGCTACAACAACACCATCTAACGCTGCAACATTACAAGTAGAAACAGTCACAGTAGTTGTATCATCTCAACCATCTGCTGCCAATGTAAATGAAGGACAGACTGCAACATTCACTTGTTTAGGTGGAGTGACAATGGCACCTATTGGTGGTAACGCTGCATCATCTTCATTCGAGGTAGATCAGTTTGATACTCCTAGTGGTGGAGGTGGCGGTGAAGCAGGAGGTTTCTCATCACACGAACCTAGTGTTACATACCAGTGGGAAAGATCGGATAATAATGGAGCAGTCTGGAATACAGTGGCTGGTGCAACCTCTGCGTCATATACAACAGGACTTACAACATATGCAGATGATCATAATGACCAATATCGTTGTGTGATTTCTGCTGTTGGTGCAGCTGCTGATGCAACTACAAACGCAGTGGCACTAGGAGTTTATAGAACATTTTCTATTACTGCACAGCCTTCAAACGCAACTGCAAATGAAGGTGCAACTGCCACATTCGCAGTTACTACAAGTTCAAGCAGTGGAACGGTAACATACCAGTGGGAGAGATCTGACGATGGTGGAGCAAACTATGCAAGTGTAGGTGGAGCAACCAGTGCATCATACACAACACCAACTCTAGTATTTGCTGATGACAATGCAGATCGTTACAGAGCAGTTGCTTCTCTTGTAGGTGCTCAAGCAAATATTACATCTTCTCATGGAGAACTAACAGTTCTACGTGTTATATCAATTAGTTCGCAACCAACATCTACTGCTGTTATTGAAGGACAGACTGCTACCTTTGCTGTTGCTGCTACTATAACAAGTGGTTCTATATCTTATCAATGGCAGATATCAACAAATGGAGGAGGATCTTGGGTTGCAATTAATGGTGCAAACTCATCAACATATACTACTCCTGCCACAACTTATCCTACATCACCATCAGAACAATTTCGTTGCGTATTAACAAATGCTAATGCAACTACATTAACATCTAGTGCAGCAACGCTGACTGTTAATGAATCAGAATTTGTATCAGGTCCTGCAACTGTAACTCCAGTGATTGACCCAGATACTACTAGAACATTCTCTAGACAACCTGTTATTAACACAACACCATTCATTGTTGAGTATGCAGGATCTACACACTTCTCTAGTTTCTGGAGAATTAGAAGAGTCGTAGATAACGTGACAGTGTATGATACATCTCAAACATTTACTAATGGTGATACTGGTAACTTAACATCACTGACTGTTCCTGTATCAACTCTTGCATTTGATACTGCATATGCAGTTCAAGTTAAGTTTAGAGACAATGCAGGATTAGAGAGTGCATACTCTGCTGCTGTTAATTTTACAACTCCTTTAGTTGATCAACCAGAGATACAAACTATTACTCCTGCATTCAACCCAACAATTAATGTTGATGCTATTGCAATGAAAGCAGGATATCAACATACGTCTAGTGATTGGCAGTTCTCTCCTGCAAATACATTTGCAAGTATTGTACATCAATCTCTTGGTAACTCAACAAACCTAAGTTCTTACACATTGCCTGGTGCAGTAAACTTAAGTGCAAATACTACATACTATGTAAGAATTAGATTCAATATCAATCCTACTTAAAATGGCTTCACCCAATAGCAGACAAGGACTTATCGACTACGCATTGCGTCAGAACGGTGCTCCAGTCCTAGAAATAAACATAGAAGATGATCAGATAAGTGATCTAGTAGATGATGCTGTCCAGTTTTATAACGAGAGACATATGGATGGATATATCAGAACCCATCTAAAAGTTCAGTACAGTCAGTTAATGTTAGATGCTATGACAACAGACACTGATACTACTGTTGCATCAGGTACATCTAATAATCAAACTATTACATTTAAAGAACAGAACAACTACATTAAGATGCCACCATACGTAACCACTGTGGTCAAGGTATTTGATTTTGTATCTAAGAATGTCACAAACTTATTTGACGTTAGGTATCAGTGGAGATTGAATGACCTTTGGGATCTTACACAGACAGAGATACTTACATATGAAATGGTCAATAGAAGATTAGAAGATATCTACTATCTGTTAGAAGGACAGAAACAGATTAGATATCAAATGCGTGGTGACAGACTATATCTTGATTTAGATTTTAAAACTGACGTTCCCGAAGATCAGTTCTTAGTTCTAGAATGTTATCGTGCAGTTGATCCTACACAATTTACAGATGTATATAATGACATTTGGTTAAAGAGATATGTATCTGCATTAATACAAAGACAGTGGGGTGCTAACTTAATCAAGTTCCAAGGAGCACAGTTGCCAGGTGGAATTACAATGAATGGTGAGTTTATATACAACGAAGGTAAAGAGAAAGTAGCAAAGTTAGAAGAAGAGATGTTATCACAGTATGAGACACCACCACTAGACATGATTGGATAATGGCAAGAACCACTTACTTCACACATGGCACTAGGAACGAACAGTTTCTATTGCAAAACTTAGTAGAAGAACATCTCAAAATGTTTGGGATGGATGTTCTATACTGTCCTAGAGAAATTATGCTCAAGGATGGTGTGTTCAATGAGGAAGTAATTGGTGAGTTTAATGATGCATATATTATAGAAGCATACATGGAAAACTTTGATGGTTTCCAAGGTGGTGGAGATCTATTAACAAAGTTTGGTGTAGCACAGACTGATGAAATAACTATGGTTATATCTCAGCAAAGATTCTCGGATCTTATATCACAATTCCTTCTACTTGATAAAGATTATCAAGTTGCAGAAAGACCACAAGAAGGAGATCTGATATACCTTCCTTTAACAAGTAATTACTTTGAGATAAAATTTGTAGAACATGAAGAACCTTTCTACCAGTTAGGTAAGGGTTATGTTTATAAACTGAAAGCTGAACTATTCGAGTACAGTGACGAGCAAGGAGATCTATTTGATAGTGATGAGGAACTAGTTGATTACGGTTACACTGTTAAACATTACTATCTTACTTCTGCAGGAACTAATGCATCTGGAACTCCTGTAGTATCTAATGGTGCACTTACAAATATATTCATCAGTGACAATGGTAGCAAATATAATGAGACACCTTTAATTACAATTAGTGGTGATGGTACAGGTGCAACTGCAGAAGCATTCATGGTTAATATAACTATTAGCAGTGGATCACCAACATCATCTGCTGTCATCAGAGCAGTTGTAAAAGAAGGTCAGATAAGATCTATTAACATAGTTGATGGTGGATCTGGATATGATGAAGATAGAGCAACCTTAAATGTATCAGCACCTGATAGTGGTGGTGTAGCAGCAACATTAGTTCCTACTTTTACCAACGGAACATTGACTGCAATTAATATATTAAGTGGTGGATCAGGTTATAAGAGTGTAAGACTTATAGATATTACTAACGCGGGTAGTGGATATACATCTGCAACTGCTGCGTTTACTGCTGCTCCTGCAGGAATCACAGGTGCATTTACAGTTCCAGAAACTGTCACAGGTGCTACAACTGGTGCAACTGCAAACCTAGTTGAGTGGGATGCACAAGAAGGATGGATTAAACTTAAGACACCAACTGGTACATTTGCTATAGGTGAATTAATTATAGGATCAGAGTCTGGAGCACAGATAGTTCTCGATAGTAGGAATGAGCAAGCAACTGCTGATCCTAAATATTCAGAGAGCGTAACCTTTGAGAGTTTCGGTGACGACATCATTGACTTCAGTGAAGGCAACCCATTTGGATTGGTTTAAAAAATTATGTTAGGATCATACACGTATAACAAAATTCTTAGAAAGTGTGTCATTGGATTTGGTACACTCTTTAATAATATAGAATGTAGGAAAGAAAATAAAGACGGGTCAGTATATAGTAGGATGAAAGTACCACTAGCGTACGGTCCTAGACAAAAATTCTTAGCAAGATTAGAACAACAGGCAGATCTTAACCAGAAGGTTGCGATCACAGTTCCCCGTTTATCTTTTGAGATGACAGGGATATCATATGATAGTGCTAGAAAACTTGCACCAACAACACTAACACTCAAAGCAAACACAGCAAATGCAGTTAAGAAACAATTTACACCTGTCCCTTATAACATTGACTTTGAGCTTAATGTTATATCAAAAACAAATGACGAAGCATTAGAAATATTAGAACAGATAGTTCCTATCTTCCAACCTTCATATCAAATGACTATTAAGTTGGTTGATGAGATGCAAGACTTTAGAGACATTCCTATCATATTGAATAGTATCAATTATAGTGATGACTATGAAGGATCTTTTGATGATAAGAAGATTACTTTGATTACGATGAACTTCACAGTCAAAGCATACATCTTCGGACCTGTAGGAACTCAAGCACCAATCAAGAAAGCAAAGGCAGACATATACACAGATATGAAAGACGTTGCTACTACAAGACAGGTTGCTTATCAGGTACAACCAAAAGCACTTACAGATCAAAACCAAGATGGAACTACAGAATTGTCAGGAGCAATTACTGCAAGGAATCTTACTATCGAAGTTCTTGATTACACCAACATACCAACACAATCTTATATTGAAATTGGTAATGAGGTGATGTATGTAAAAGGTAAAGTTACTCCAAACAAATTGCAAGTTCGTAGAGCACAGAATGGAACTACAGCTGCATCAGCAACTTCGGGTACACCTATTGATCTTATAGATGCAACAGATGATGCACTACTAACAGGTGGTGACGACTTTGGATTTAGCGAGACGGTATCTTATTATGAGTAACTTAGAAGAAAATTGGTTTGATGATGCAAGTAATGCTGCAGAAACAGAAGTCGTGCCTGAGAAAAACAAACTTCATCTAAAGAAAACAGGTGATGATGTTGATAAAGACTACGAATACACTAGAGGTAATTTGTATTCTTTAATTGATAAAGGACAAGAAGCAGTCAATGGTGCTCTTGATCTTGCCATGTCATCTGACCATCCACGTGCTTATGAAGTTGCAGGACAACTAATTAAAAACGTAGGTGATGTTGCAGACAAACTGATGGCATTACAAAAGGACAAAAAATCTATCAAAGAAGAAAGTCCTAAGAGTGTAGTTACTAACAACTCTTTGTTTGTTGGTAGCACTGCTGACCTACAAAAAATGTTAAAACAAGCAAGCAAGAAAAAGGATAAATAAGTTTATGGCATACAAAAGACACGACAAAGATAATAACGAAGTCAGTCCTCAACCAGGCAAGACTACAGTAAATTATCTCTCAGGTAATGAGGGTTGGAGCACAGTCACATATGAAAATTTTAATGCTGACTATCAAGCTCGTAACTCTGACAATAGTGCTAGAACACCTGGCACATTTCAAGCACGTGACAAAGATAACAATGCAAGAACTCCTGCTGCGTATCAACGTCATGACAAAGACAATAACCCAGTGACAGGATAATGGCAACTCGCATACCAACTATGTACGGAAGATATTATGTTATCTCTCTTATATGGAGAGGTAGGCAATTTACTTTCACTGCATACAGAGCAACTCTTTCTAAGATGCAAAGACCACAGGCACAGAAACTGTGTGATAAGATGTATCCTGGTTGTAGAGTTATATCATTCCATGAGTCAGATGCAACTGACGGACCTGTAGTTCTCACAACAGAGGAAGCACCTAAAGGTGCAAAGTATGATAGAATGATAAAGCATATAAAGAAATCATATTCTAAGGATGGTAACTTGACAAAGGGTGAGGAAGGTATAGCATACGCTACAGCATGGAAGCATAAGAATAAAAAGAAGAACGAAGAATACGATAAGTCAAAGAACTGTGGTTGTGGTAAAGATCCATGTATCACATATGGAAAACAGATTGATCCAGATTGTCAGGTTGATGAAGGTAAAAAATTAAAGAAGAAAGAAAAGTCAGTTCAACATGCAACTGATGTTCCTAACTTTCCACAAGATCAAGTAAGCGAATCTAAGTGTGGTAAGGGAGAGTACTTCTGTAATGATGAGCAGAAATGCAAACCAATACCAAAAGGTTATCATGTAATGCCAGATGGTATGTTAATGAAAGGTAAAAAGCATAGTGTTAGTGAAGAAGCATGGCAAAGAAAGGAAGGTAAAAATAAATCTGGTGGTTTAAATGAGAAAGGGAGAAAGTCTTATGAGAGAGCAAATCCTGGTTCTGACTTAAAAGCACCAAGCAAGAAGAAAGGTAATAAGCGAAGAGCAAGTTTCTGTGCTAGAATGAAAGGTATGAAGAAGAAGTTGACAAGTGCGAAGACTGCTAGGGATCCCGACAGTCGTATAAACAAGTCACTTCGTGCTTGGAACTGTTAATTATAGGAGACTAAATATGTCTAGAGTTCAAGAATTGCAAGCAGAACTTAGAGTTCTGGAAGCATTCAATGACACAACTCGTGCAACTATTCTACGCTCTATGCTAGAATACGAAATCAAAGCAGAGGAGAAGTCTCATGTCAATGGTATCGGAAGATCTTCTAGATCTTGATTGGAAAGATTACGAAGGTGT